CGAAATCCCGGGGCCATAGAAGTTCGCAGAGGAGGCGGCGCTTGTCGGAGCATAGGTCACGCTGGAGACGCCATCGGTCTCGACAAAACCACTCGCCTTGATCAACGCGCCGAGCGGGGCATATACCGTTCCCGCGACACCAGATCCCTTGAGTTCCGTTTTGAACGAGAGCTCATAGGATCTCTTCCCGGCAACCGCCGCTATGTTGTCCAACGAAGAGCGATGGTAATTCCGGGTGAGCATTTCGACCGCCGGCTTCAGCTGCACGTCTTCTGCCAGCATGAAGTCTGTGGCAGTCACCGCAACGGGCGTGCCCTGAGTTGTCTCAGATACCACCCCGATTACGGTCTTTCGTACCAACTTCGGCGTTGTCGCCATCTTTCAATACCTCCTCTGTTTTCAATTCTCCCGTAACCGGGTCGCGGTACGTCTGGGTGAATGTCTCAGGATTCCGCCCAAGAGCTTGTCCGGTAGAGGACCTCGAGGATGATCTTGGCTCCTGTGACACGGCGCTCCTCCTGTTCTGTTTCAATTTCATCTGAGACGGCAACGGTGTCGATTGCGTTCCCGCTCCACGTCCTGTCTGTTCCCACCGACTTGTAGACATCTTCGATCAACTCCCGGCATGAAGCAGCGCTCGTTGAACCCGTTGCCTGCAGGTGGATCTCAACTACCATCCTGCGGTCCCACTTCGCATTCGACAACTCCTGGATCGACTCCGAAACATCCCGCACATCCAGTACAATCTCTGAGGCATCTGCGGTTTTCCCGAAGAAGCCAAACACTTTGCCAGAGAGTGTGTTGTGATACCCGCCAGTTGTGGTCAGAGCATTAAGCCTGGCCACAATCGCATCGACTATCGTTGTCCTCAAGACGCTCATGTCGTGAGACTCAGGTAAAGGACGGTTTCCAGCGTGTTGACCGGCTCGACACGAACCACATAGTATGTTGTTCCAGAGATGACCAACGTATCGCCACGCGCCGCGCTTGAGACATCCGCCGTTTTACACCGGACCAGGGGCTCAGCATTCTGTACTTCCAACTCCACGCCCGACCCGAGCACGCCAGCACGGTCGAAGATCACGTCAATGCTCTTGACCGTGCTAGAATGCGTGAAGATGGCGCTCACGCCGAAGGTATCATAAAACGGCTTGACGTCCAGTGAGACCATCAGGGCTTCCAGATGAGCTTCGACGTGTACGTGGCTGACGTCACACCGTTGCCGGTCAGAAAAGCGTGTCGCACCCGGATCTGCCCGGACACACCGGGAGCAAGTTCAGTGGTAGCATTCCGAATAATGATTTCCGCCACGCCAGCCGCGGTCGCCGTTGTAGTATCACTCCACACGTTTGCCCATGAACCAGAACTCGATGCCCGGTAGTCGATGTAGACCAGGACACTGATCGAATCCAGATATGTCAGTTGCAACGATGCACGCGACGCGCCGCCGATACCATAGATTGCGGACGTGTCAATCTGTGCGTCAGCATAAGCCGCCCCGGATTTCAGCGTCACATAGAATCCTTGAGGCACCTGATTGGGGTTTTGGTAGACCTGCCCGACAGCGAGCGCGGTCGAGAGCGCAATCAGCAAAGCAAGGAACAGCGTTTTCATTTTCCTACTCCTCTCCAAAATCAGGGTGATTGACTGGCCGTGGCATCTGCCAGACTATTTTTTTTTCTTCGGCAGCACTTCCGGGACAACCTCTCCCGGCTTGCCAGCGTCTACGACATCGTAGTCCGCTTTGTCAATGGCTTTCAGTTCATCGGGATCGACTTCCATGAGGACATTCCGGTGCATTTGCATCGGCTTCCCGGACTTTGATCCGGTGAAACGCAGGTCGTTCTTCGGCTTGATGATCATGGGTTTCTCCTCGTATTGGTATCTGGGGGCGGCGCTATGATCCGCCCCCGTCTACCAACTCCGGTCAGGCCGCAGCCGTCTTGAGGTACGAGAATGCCGCACCGAGCGGTCCCTTGAAGGCGATACGCTCTGTCACGCGGAGGATCGCACCATCAGCCTGAAGCGCGTTGAAGCTGATGTTGTTCGCGGCGGTGTTCAGAATGCCTTCCCTTGACACCGTCACATCCAGCCCACGCCGGGTGCCCATGAGCATCCACTTCGGATTTCCGAGAACGGCGAATCTCGTGGACACAGCGGTGTCGGATGCCGCAGGCATCGATTCGATCCCCTCTCCCGCAATCGGGTATCCCCACAAAGTCGAAGGCCGACCCTCACCCGGACCGCGGTAGATATAGCGGCCCTGGAGGTCCTTCAAGCCCTCGACATGGGAAATCATGTCGGGATGCAGGAACCACATCGCTCCGGCACGCTTTGCGAGCGTGAGGGCATCCCTGACGGACCGGAAATCATCCGCTGCCGCATCGGTGAATGCCGTTTTCCCGGCTGCCATTGTGACACCAGCGGTGGCGACATTGAGCATCCCGGTGAACGAACCGTAGGTGCCCGTGCCGTCGCCCTTGAACCCGGCCGCATCTTCCTTGGTGTAGACCGCTTCCGCCATCAACATCTGAAGCGTCGCCAAGAGGCCGATTGCCGAGTCCTCTTCGAGTTCAGACGACCAGCTCGTGATCCCCACGAGTTTGGCCGCAGCCAGCTGCCCCGTACCGAACGCCGGGTCATAAGCCGTCGAGTTCGCGGCTTCCGTCGCCCACACAGCCGTCGGCTTCGTGGCGATCGTCGCCAGATCGAGCGTCGCGCTGTTCATCGGTACGCCGCGGAAATACTGACGGGCTGCGCCGTACTGCTCGATGATGACGAACAGTTCTGCCAGGAATGGAGCCGGAAGGGTGTACTCTCCGGTCGATCCACCGCCCACGATGGAAAGGGTACGCTCTTCCTGCTCACGCGAAAGATGCGCGGCCTTGACGATTTCGATTGCCTGCCGCATCTCTTCCACATACGCCCGGCCTCCGAGACTCTTCACGAGTTCGGTGTGCCGTTTCAGATGCTCTTCCAGGCGTTGACTGCCGAAAGCGCGGGCAATCATCACGGAGAACATCGCCGCTGTCCGGCGTTTCCACGCGGGCACAACATCATTCACCTGATACGTCGGGTCCTGATCCGGCGCAACGTGCGCGACAGGATCGGGTTTCTTCATCAGCGGCTCGATCCGCTTCCAGAACTCGACCGGAGTTGTGTTTGACTGGCACGCTTCTCGGGCCAATCCTGCGATCTCCGGGTTCGCTGATCCGTGACGTTCGGCTATTGCATTGATCTCAGCCTGACGTGCGCGGTCCACTTCGACAGCGTTCAGAGCAGCCTGACGGACTTCCTCAGCGCTCGGAGCCGCCTCTTTCTTGTCTTCCGGCAACATAGTGCCTCCTTTGTTTGTGTTGTTTGTTTCACGAGCGCTCAGGATCTCGTTGATCCGTCGCGTAATCATGTTTGTCACCTCTTCACCGCTCGGATCAGAGCGGAACATGGCCCGTTCTCCGGCACCAATCGGGGTGACACTCGTTTCCTTCAGCATCCAGCGGGTACAGACCTTGACCGGTCCCTTGAACTCGCGGCCATCAATCACAGCGGTTGCACCGTCGGAAACGTAATACCGCTCCATGACGATGTAGCCAATGGAGAGATCTGTGAGGTGCCCCTCCGACGCCTTGGTCCTGGCCTGCTGGCTCTTCTCTGTCGAGTCGAAGAACACCGTTCCGAGAAGCGCATTATTTTCGACAGCGAAATCGCGAACCGAACCCAGCTGGTTCTCAACGGTGTATCGCATGTGGGAATCCAGCAGCGGAACCTGATCTCTCCCCTGCGGGAGCGTCATGCCGGATAGCAACAGGATTTCAGTCACAACATCCATCTGTTCCCAATCCCACACCTCGGTCGGATCCTCGGTTGCAATGGTTGCGCGGATCGAACTGACCTTCTCATCGTAGGTTGACGGCCGGACCGGCATTGACCGCGTGATAATGTTATTCATGTCCGTTTCCCTCTGTTTTCAGTAGCTCATGTATGGCGCGGTTTGCCGCTTCTTTCGTCGCATCAACATCATCATCATCCGCCTTTGTCCCCTTCGCGGCAGCGGCCATCAGCCTGTCACTTGATACATCATCTGGCTTGATGCCGTACTTCTCCTCCAGATCTTTGTCGGCTTTCATCTGGCGATATTCGTCCTCGATGTCCAGGCCACGCTCAGCAAACCAGCGTTTCTTTGACAAGAGCTTGGCATTCATCAAGAGCAGGTCCGCCTGTGCGTCCTTTTGCGGATCCACATAGTCCCAGGTGCGGCCGATGAATTCCGGCTGGTTGAACTTGTCGAACTTGGTCAGAGGTAGCGCCACCGTCTGTGTCGTCAGGGCCATCTCCAGCCAATCGCGGAAGATCGGTTGGAGCAGCACCTCGATGAAATACTGCTGGTCCATCCGCCAGCGTTCACGTTCATCGCCATACGACAGCCGTCCCGAACTGTACGACGTGCTCTCGTAGTCGTTCGAAAGGCTGTAATAGCTCACCTCAGCGCCAGCAGCTGCACGTCGAAGATTCGACTTCACAAACGGGCCGTGCTGCTCATGCGGGAATTTCGGTTCAATGCCGGAGAATCGTTTCGATCCAATATCATACAGACTCCCCGCCTCAATCTTGAGAACAGGGGTGCCGTCACTCTCCGTCTCATCGCCCGGCAACTTCGTTGTCTGCTCGTCAGTTTCGTCATACAGGAAACCGATCCGGCCGGCGCTATGCCTCGCGTTCACCAGAGAGGAGCGCTCCCATTGACGGTTATCGTTGAGCACAAGAAGCGCCGTTGCCAGTGCCGACATGCCTCGCGTTTGGAAAGCGCGTGTCCGGTCAAAACCGAAGTAGATATCCCGGGCATCTATTCTCTGCCGCTCATTCGAGTACGTCCATGGACTCGCGTTCTTCCCGTCGAACTCTTTGCGGAGGTGGAACGCAACGATCTTCCTCCAGCGGTTGATCTCCACCCCCATGATGATGCGGTTGCCGTTGGAGAGCGTTGCCGTGTACGCCTCATCGAGCAGATCGGGCTCAAGCGCCTGTACCTGGAATCCATACTTGCCCGCAGGCACTATGCGCCGCGCCAGGAATTCCCCGTCGCGTTTATAGTGCGCGGCCATGAGATGCGTGAACTCACGGAAGCTCATATCGCCTGTCACG